ACAATACATGGATAATTGATCTTAGTTCCTGTAGGAGGCTGAAAATACACATTCCTACTGCCAAGTAATTGTTCCAGCTTCAAGTGCAACTGTATTCGCCTGCTCTGGCTCATGATACTCACCCCCGATCGTTAAGATAAGTCGAGGATATTGGACTTCAACATTTGTGATTTTCCAATTTATTCCTTGCCATCTTACAAATTTCATCGCGCCAATATTTGCTTTGACAAAACTATCAGCAACGATACTGATTCGGTTATTGATGACCAGATTATCATTTAAAGTTCCTGATTGTTCCCAACGACGGCTGTTAGAAAGAACATCGCCATAATATTTACGTTTAGTTATCTTTTCCACCCAAATACCTGGACGATTATCATGATCTTCTTCTTCCGTTCGAAGAAAACCAATCTCTCCATAAAATCTGGCCATCAAATCACCTCCTCAATTTCCATTTTGATTATCCTTCCGAATAAGCAGGAGTTAATGTTCCACCAGTCACGAAAACCTGCGGAATTTCCTCATTACTAAGCACCTGGATAGAATGATCAACACCAGTAATAATACCGCCATCAACTGTAAGCTTCATGCCGGCCTTACCGGGATAATTTGCAGCTTCATCATAAATAATAGCCGCACAACCCAGCATGACACTATTCCTATCAGCAATCTTACCATCGGGTACTTCAACACCCTGCTTATCGGTCTTGGTTGCAGTAATCTTACCGCCATGAATCTGAACATCGCCACCACGCATACACAGACCAGTGCCACCATTAGCAATAATTTCACCATCGTTCATGATAAATGTATCGCTATTGGCAATATAAACACCAATCGCTTCATAACCGCTAGACTTAATACTGGCGTCAATTTTACCACCGTTCATAGTAATCGTATTACCGCCACGTCCATTCGTACCATTGGTACCAATGCCCATGTTATCATTGGTTTCAACTAAACCGCCATTCATCTCTAACGTTGCATTACCAGCAATGTTCAACCCGCATTCATCACAAATAATATGACCATCATTAAAAATAATTGTTCCACCATTATTAGCAATAAATGCTTCTTTCTGACTTATATAAGTGCCACCATTAACTGTTAATTGACCGCCATTAGTAACATTGGCAATCCATTTCTTATTTTGAATTGTGCCATTACCGCTAAGCGTAAGCTTTGCGCCATTCACTGCGAATAGGGCAGAGGAGAGCGTACCTTCAATGGTATGACCAGCCAATTCAATAACTGTACCCTGAGTAACAGGAATTGAAGCGGTCAATGCAATATCGCCGCTTAAGCTCACTGTTCCACCAGACTGTAAATCTTCAAGAAACTTGTCTTTCGGATCTACTACAGGTTCAGGTTCAACCGGAGGTACCGGTTCCTCATCCCCCTCCTCAGGGGGTGTTAAGGGTTTACTTCTTCCTCGATAACGATCGCGCTGTAGGGCTTCACCAGAGCACCGCTGCAACGGGTTTCAATCAGGTATTTCTGCTGGTTGTAATCGATATCGAAGTCTTCGAACATATTGACAGAGCCACCCTTATCAGCGCCAACATTATAGTCGCTCAGATTAACAATAATCGCAGCAGGCTTGTAATCCTTATTGGCAGTAGTATCATGGCGAGTCGTAGAAGCATCAGCCATAACCGGCACAGTAATAATCTCACGAACGCCCAGAACATTAGCAGCCGTCTCCTTGGTGGGATACAGGAAATGTCCAATGCCATCTTCCAGCAGAAGCAGCTCGCTCAGCCAATCTTCAGTCACGAAAGCAACCGCATTGCCAGAACCCTTATAATCCTTCCAAGCTTTCCGAACGGTCTTAATGAAGGTCTTCGCTTTGGCTTCGCCAGCAACTTCCTTCAGTTCCTTACGAACAACATACAGATCATCATCCCGGAAGATGCTACGAACATGAGACTCGGAAATCTTATCATCACTGGAAGTAGCCCGACCATCACCAATCAGGATAGCACGAGCAATTTCCTCATCCAGCATCATCCGCATTTCGCTCTTCAGCCAGGCAACAACGTCGAAGTCAGTAATATCAACGACATCGTCACGATCCAGCTTCTGCTTTTTGTAAATGGTCTGCGGATCAGTCGTTCTCTTCAGCAAAGTGAAGACTTCTTCCAGTTTCCGATTACCTTTGACGTAACCCTTCGCCCGAGCTTCATCAGCAGTAATATCAGCAAACGTAGTCTTAATACGGCTAAAGGGAGTGTGGCGGGTACCCTGCATAACTTTACTTACCCACCCCATGTCCCGCTGAATAAAAGACGGGGGATTGTTCAGTTCACGAGCATCCGGGAACAGCCAATCGATCTGTTCAATACCATAATCCTGAGCATGAGCCAGCACAGAAGCTTTCAGACTGCCAAGACGATCTTTAGCAGCATCCGCAAAAATCTCCTGAATCTCGGAATGGCTTAACGTGTTCTGCGCATCATTAACCTCAACAGCACTACCATCAAAAACATTGTATTTCATGGGATCATAACCTCCAAAATCAGAATGAGCGACTGCTAAATTGCCTTCGCTTTCATAATCTTCATCGTATTCTTCATCTTCGTCTTCGAAGTCTTCAGGATCTTCATATTCTTCTTCATCCTCTTCGTCTTCGAAGTCTTCTTCGTCATAGATGCCTTCTTCATCATCGACGTCTTCATCTTCGTAATCGTCTTCGTCAACTACATCTTCTTCATCTTCGTAGTCTTCGTCCTCGATTTCTTCTTCATCATCTTCGCCGACTACTTCATTAAGGGCATCAATCTGTCCCTGTTCATAAAGAGCCTGAACAACAGCCAGCTGCTCTTCATCCATACCGTCCAATACTGCCTGGACATCGAGCGTATCATTTTTCATGTCGTCATCCTCCGTGTCATCTTCCTCCAACTCTGAATGGCATAAGATTTTCTGTGGTTTTGTATAAATAAATGCCTCTTCATCATCGGTGTTATAAGAACCATCGCTATGCGCAAAATTCAGATTCTCAATCCGAGCACCTTTATTGGCACCGCTCATGACAATACTGACTTCTTTAATGGAACCGTGAACAACATCGTTTCCATGCTGCACAAGCTGATTTGCATAAATCGAAAACTGTTTAAGATCACCATTTTCGATTGCATTCTTCGTTGCCTGCGCCTTCGGATTTTTATTGAACCAACAATAGCAATAGACGCCCTCATCACGATTCTCCAGCAGAGCATGACCAAGAACATTTTCAGGGTCAGTATGGCAATGCTGATAAACCATGGGGACTTCTTCACCGTCATTGTCAATGAAGGCATTAGGACGAATCACCCGGCCATCAGTGCATTTGATGTTACACATCGTTGCCCAACCGGAAATGTCATAAGGTCTATCCATTGACATCGTTATGTGTCCTCCAATTTCTATTTTGATTTATCCAGTCTTCTGTTCTTCTGGTTCTCCAGGTGGAGCTTCTTCCTCTTCATCCTCAAGATTGCCAGTCTTATACCTTTCAGCAAGCTCAACGACCTCGGCATCGGTAAGCTCACTTAGATCCTTTTCTGTAAGACCCGCATCAAGGAGGACTTTTTTCGCTTCCTCGAGCTCTTCAGGATCTACAGGTTCTTCTGGCTGTTCTCCACTATCTTCTGATTGCGGCATATTAGGATTCCGAAGTTTGTCTGCAGCAGGATCATCAGCAGGCGGTAAACCAAGCTTAGAACGCATTTCATTAGCGGTCATAATTTCATTACGGATCATCTTATCACCAAGATCAGCAATCTTATCGATTGTTGCAAGCTTAAAGTGATCCTGGAAGTACATAATAGACTGTCCTTGCGTTCTACCTGTCTTTGTCAGGAATTTCCTCTTCATTTCATTGCAAAGTGCCGAAAGAATAGGCTCAATAATTCGATTGTTATAATTAAGCATGGCTTTTTCATCAGCAGTACCGTTCATGATCTCCGCTGTTAAACCAAGCTGTGCATATAACTGATCTGTTAAATCCCTGATTTGTTCAAGAAGATTATTTTCAACCGGACGATTCAACTGTGTAATCTTTTCGGTAGCATCAATATAAGCGATGCCATACTGTGAATCCACTAATTGTTCTTCAATCTTCTTCTTTCTCTTTTCGGCTTCTGCCATCCGCATTTCAGTTTTAATAGAATAGGGAAGCTGGAAAATCAAATCGAGTTTATTAGCTCCGCTCTTCTCGTCCAACATATCCTTTAAAATAAGCTTTCTAAGAAGCCTTTGAAGAGTGGAACTTGGCTCATTCATTACAGCATAAAAAGGATTCTCGATAATCGAAACCATCGATTTCGGAAGAGTAACTTCCTCCTTTATTCCTTTTTCTTCGTTATACAAAAGTATTCTAACAGCTTCAGGATACCACTGTGTAACTTTACCTGTACGAATGGACAATACATCATACCCGCCACTTAATTTTGGATTGATATCCGTATCGACGGGAACCAAAGCGACACAGCCTTCATCAAACATGCTCAGTACAGCATCCTGAATCAGTTGCCTTCCGGTTTGATCGATATTTGCGCTTAACGTAAGGCATTCATTAAGACCAGACTTCATAACTTCTTTGAATCTCTGTGATTCATCAAGTTTGACATGCTGAATCTTCACCTGAGAAACATCCACCGCAATGCGATTATAAATTGCAGTAACAATAGATCTTTCTTTGCCCCGAGTTAAACGAGAACGATCCGGTCGCATAGAACTTGCGTATCCACCTATTACAGAACGGCCAGGTTTATTATAAACCGCTCCTATATCTTCAGTAGGATCTCTGTTATTTCGAAAGGCATTCCAGGCGTGCTGGAGCCTTTGCATGATTGAGGCCATAGCATCACCTCATATGTTTTCATTTTGATTTTAATTAAGCATTATCCACGACGACGCTTACGTTTCTGAGCTCCACCGTTCGCATACTGCGTACCAGCGAAGGCTTTATTCATTTCTTTACGGAATTCAGCAGCTTTCCTACCAGCACGTTTTGTCGTAGCAGCACGATAAGCATTATATGCAGCACCACCAGCTAAACCAGCACCGGCAGCCGCTGCACCAAGACGAACAAGACCACTATTAGAAATACGGCCATGGCCATACTTTTCAAGTGTATCAGCAGTTCTATTACCTATAGTTCTTACTGTACTTTGACCTTTAATACCGGCATTGCCCATTCTCCTTGCTACTTCACCACTAATATTCCTAGAAGCAGTAGCAACATCATGGGACTGCTTGCCCCAATTTGCAACACGTCCGGCAACACCACTAGCATTATGCTTGCCAAGACCAGAAACAGCCTTACCTGCAGCAGTCATACGACCACCACCACGAATACCTCTACGCTGCATAGCGCCACCAACACGCTGCATTAAACCACCAGCACCCTTAGCACCCTGAGAAAATGCGGTACCAGCAGCGCCGATAGCGTTAGAAATCCCAGCAGTACCAGTAGCAGCAACCGCTCCCATACCAGCAGCGCCAGCACCCATTAAAGCAGCACGCTTCGCATATTTCTTACCAGAAGCTGCCCGTTTTTCTAATTTAGCTAATTTCTTAGAAGCCTTAGCATACTGACGAGCAAGTCTCCTAGAACTTCCACTAGCAACCGCTTTCCGAACTCCCCACTTCATACCTTTAATGCCATAATGAGCAAGATAATCAGAAGTCGGAGTTGTAGGAGCTCCATAATATTCGTTATTCATTGTATTCTCCTCCATCAACCATAATTACGTCTTCTACGACGCGCTTTTTCATAATGACCTTCATAATCAGTTCCAGCAAAAACATCATCCATAGCTTCTTTAAATCGCTCTGCTTTTTCTCTATATGCATCTGCATTTCTAGCACGATAAGCATGCTGAGCAGATTTAGCAGCAAAACCAGCAGTTGCACCCAAAGCACCAAGACGGAACAAAGTATTATTGGAAATTTTTTTGTCCAAAATGGCTTTCTTTTCCAAAGTGCCATTTTTACCAATAACTGGCCTATTTAACAAAAATCTAGTTTCACCTTTACCAAGATTTTCAATTGCTCCTGCAGCTTTTCCAGCACCAGTTTCTATGCCTTTTAAACCTTTAGAAAGCAAATCTTCTTTTAATCTTTTTGTTCTTAATGTTTTAGCTCCTGCGGCGCCATATTTAAAAACTTTAGAAGCTAATCCAGTTCCGCCAATAGCTAATGCGCCGGTTCCAGCAGCAGCAGTTCCATATGCAATAGCTTTTGCTTTCGAACGACCAGCATGATTACCAATATTCTGAAGCTTAGCTAATTTTTTCGCTGCCTTACGATAATGCCTTGCTAATGCTCTAGCGTTTCCTGTAGCAAGAGCCCTTCGTACGCCCCACCGCATACCTTTTACGCCATAATGCGCCAGGTGATCCGTGGAGCGTTCAACTGCATAATAATTCATTTGATCACCTGTATCCTAATTTATTACGGCCATTCACCAAGGGGTTTAGATAAATTTCTATCAGCATCTGTACAATAAAATACTGCATGATCAGATCCGAACACATCATATGCAATTTCCTGAAAAAGCATAGATTTATTACCATTAATATCGTCTAACTGATCATTAAAAAACTGAACAACCTTCTTTTCGAAAACAATATAAGTTAAATGGCCGAGAGGATTGTCATAAGAAGCCGTAAAAGATACCGCAGGATTACCACGGAAAGCTTTATTAAATAAATCCTCTTTTGTCATTTCCTCAACATTCGGAGGAATAACGCTAATAGCTATAGAAACATTTCCAAAATCTTTTTTAGCAGGAATTAATTTTTCAAGAGCCATGGCCTTATCAGAATCTGCAACGTAAAGCTTTACAGTATTATTTGTTTCGTCATACTTTACTTTCACTTCGAGATCTTCTGAAAAAAGCGCTTCAAGCTCATGAACAAAAGTAATCCATGGAGCTGATAATTTCATATCTTCCATTTTGATTTCCTTTCTTAAAACTATTTACAACTTATTTCTAGTTCTTCGATCGACAAGGCCTCGATACTGAACAGCATAATTATGACCATTCACATCCCAACCTTTTCCAATCTTTTTCTTTGGATCATTAATTCCCCAATAAATAATCTCTTGATCATCAGGGTGAGCAAATCCCTTAACTAAAGGTTTTATGCGATCTTTATTAGTATTATGAAGCTCAAAAATTTTCATACTTTTTTTCTGCTTAATCATTCGCTGTACATTATTTCGAGTAGCTTTAGACCCTTCGTCTAAAATAACAGCAAGCCCTTTTGTAGACTTATTCGTCATGACTATATCTTTCTTTGCAAGCCATTCGGGGCTCATCGGCTCATGATCTTTATCATTAATCATATTTGCCTTCCATTTAGGATTTGCTAAATAACGAACGCTAGTTCCAGGACTATAAACTTCTACATTTTTATAATGCTTTTTCTTTAAATAATCCTGAGTTTGACGATCTATTCCAGGGGCATCGCCAACAACTATTTTATCTCCAGATTTTATTGAAGATTTCAAAACTTTTCGAACGTTTTTTGGTAATTTGCGTCTATAATATGGCGAATTTTTATCTTGCGTTCTAGAACTTCCAGATACAAACAGAATTTGACCAGAAGATTGTTTCTTACGAATACCCCACTTCATACCTTTTATACCATAATGCACAAAAAAATCAGAGAGATTATTTATGCCATAATATTCAGACATAATAATCACCTCTTCTTTTTCTTCTTTTGTATATTAGGAAAATTAGAATATTCGGTTCCTTTAAAAGTATCAAGCATATGATTGCGCCAATCATCACGTTTTACTACAGCTTTAACATGGCCTTTTGATGTCTGTCTATATACTGATGCAATACCTTTTCCAATATTATATCCTGTATAACCAAGAGCAGCAACACTAGCAATTTTAGCAGCATTCCCAATTCCATTACGGACATTTGCTTTTTTTGTTCCACTTTTAAACTTAGAGCTAACACCACTTACTGTAGATTTGTTAAATGTTTGTGTTGGAACATTATCCCACATTGTATATTTTTCTTTAATTACTTTTTCTGGAATAATTGTCTCTCTAATTATTTTTTCAGGAATAATTTTCTCGTTTATAACATTTTCGTGAATGGTAATTGGTTTTTTAATAGCATCCTTCTTAAACAACTTTTTAGAACCAATATTAATACCTAATCCAGCACCAACAACTCCTGCACCTATTGCAGCACGTTTTATTGCTTTTGACATTTCTTTCTTTTGCTGTTTAATATCAGATTTCTTATTTAACTTATCGAGCTTTCTTCTTGCCTTTGAATACTGTCTTGCTAATGCTTTAGCATTCCCTGTAGCAAGAGCTCTTCGTACACCCCATTTCATACCTTTTACGCCATAATGCGCCAGGTAATCATCGGTAGGCGTTGTTACTCCATAATACTCACTCATATCAATCGAACGCCTCTCGATTAATCTTGTAAGCAACTAATGCGTCCATCATAGCTGCTACAGAGTCGATCTTTTGATCGTTACGTTTCTTGTAAAGTTTTCGGTTACCATTTGTATCAACTAAAGTTATACAATTACCCATTGTGTAGGTAATCATTTGCTGATCAAATATAAGAGCACGTTCTTCAGCAAGTTTCTTTATCTCTCCTAAAGGAACGCTCTCAGTCTTTGCACCCTGTATAACTTTAACTATGCCAAATGGACCATTTTCGTTTGCCCACCGAGCAATAAAATCTTTAGCATTATAAACGTCATAACCAACACAACGAACATCATATTTAGATTCCTCGATAAATCTATCGAGATCGTCATAGACATCCATCATATCAAGTATTGTTCCATCTAATACCTGAAGACTATGCTCGGATATGAATTCATCATACTTATTTCTGGTCGACTGTGGCAAATTGGCATAAGTTGCTGCTGAAATATAGCAACGCGTCTTAACACCAAAACTACCATCACCAATCGGGAATAAGAATGTGAAAGCACAAAAGTCATCGCCACGTGAAAGATCAATGCCCATAGAACAAGGCATTTGCCAAAAGTCACGATGATTGTGGGGGAGGGTTTCGTTATAAGTAAAGAAATACGTATAACCCTCGAGCGGAATTCCAAATCGTTTTGCCAGTATATCATTCCTAGCGGACGGGGCTTTCTCTGCTCTTTCTACATCAAGCTGATAAGCCTCATAGCTAACCGTTTTGCCGAGATTCGGGTTAGCTTTAAGCCACATATTCGGATTTCCAACTTCTTTAACATCATCTAACTTATAATAGAAGATGCTAACATGAGGATTATAATACTCGCCCTTAAGAATACTGAGTAATTCCATTTTGATATCATCACCACTAGCATTTCGAACAGTACCTTCTGACGAAGTTGCTAAAATAAAGTAATCATCAAGTTTGGAAGCACCCTGTTCAATAGCTCCTATGACGTCTTCGCGAATATCTCCCGACAGCCATTCGTCAATCGTAGCCACCTTAGGACGAAGGCCCTGAAGTTTATCGATTGTCATTGGACGAGGTTCGATAATAGAGCCATTAATAAAATTTTGTATTCCCAATTTCGTGGAAGCTAATTTCACGCGGTTTGCTTTTGATCCTGTCGTGTTTTGTAAACTTCCCTCAGTAAGGAATTTAAACAAAGGGCCACGAGCTCGAACAATTGCTGTACGAATCGGGCCCAAAGTTTCATCTGATTGTCTAATCGTTGGTGCGGTAACAATCTGATCAGTTGTTTCTGGATAGATATTCAGAAAGAACGACTGAATGCAACTGGCATAAATCGATTTAGCCGCGCCTCGACCAACAATTAGAAACTGTTTTGTAATTAAGCGCTTCTTAACCGTGCGAGTTTCATAATGAACGCTATGACCGTCAGGACTCACGACGGGAACACTTTTTTCAACAAAATAATACCATCCAAATACTTCCTCAGCCCAAAGTTTGAATGAATCGAGAAGTGTTAAATCGGAACCATCTGTTAAACACATCTCTGCTTCACAAAAATCTATAAAACACTCAACTGGCTGAGGATCATAATAAACCCCAGGATTATCTATAAGTTCTTGAATCCGGTACATTTCCATTGAAATTTCTTTACATACCGGAATTTCACCGCGTACAACCAGATCACGAAACTGTGCAAAATACTTTGGCGTGGCTGTATTGCTAAGATACAGCATTAACCTTTATGCCGCCTCTTTGGTTTTTTAGGTTTAACATATTCACGTTCTACTGCCAACTGATTTAAAAATTGGTTAAGCATGCTAGGATGAGAACGATTAGAAGCTCTATCCATTGCTCTATAACGATCAGGAGCTTTATCCATTATTCTTATAGCTTCAACCGTTTCTTTTCTAGCTTCACGTGCTTCTCTTTGTCTTCTTAATTCATCTTTTTTAACCTGTTCATCATGCTCTTGTCTCTGTTTTTCTGCTTTAGCTTCAGCTTCGGCACGTGCTCTTTCTCTAGCTGCCTCAGCTTCTATACGCTGCCTTTCAGCTTCGGCTCGATCATGATCTTGCTTATAAATTTCACCCAAACCTGCAGCAGCTTTATCCTTACCAATAGAACCATCCGCATTATATTTCATATATCCTGTAAATTTACCATCTTTATTATATTGTGGAAGAACAGCAAAACCGTATTTATACATCTGCTCACCAATACGCTTAACTTTTTCCTCATCTTCAGAAAGACGTTCTTGGCGTTCACGTTCATTGCGAATTTTATTATGCGTTTCATCAGTAAGAAACTTTTGTTCGGCACGAGCATCTTCAAGTTTATTCTTACGTTCTGTACGAATAGTGTCATGTTTTTCATCCATAAGGAATTTGCGTTCAGCATTCGCATCTTCAAGTTTACCCTGATTTTCATTTTGAATCCTCTTAGCTTCCTGAAGACGCTGCGCCGCTTTTCTCGAAGTCTGCCATGGAACACCACGTTCGGATGCTTTAACACCAGCTTTAAGCTGTTCGTTATAGACATCCTGTTTAAAATCTCCACGCATTTCAGAACGAGTCTTCTTATTCTTAATGCGATTAGCTGTCTTTTCACGTTCTGCTTTAAGCTCAGACGCATTATCCATCTTCTTACGATTTGCAAGATTCTTGATACCATACTGAACACTGGCACGGCCAACTTCTTCCATACCAGCAGAAATACCTTTAGTAATACCCTGAAGATAACCTTCACGACGCGCTGCTTTCTTCTGCTGCCGCCATGAAGGAGCTTCTGTGCTACCCAGTCTTCTAGTTTGGGCTTCAAGAGCAAGACGTTCCTGAACACGACCAATCTGATCTTCAGATAACTTTCCATATTTAAGCATTCCTGTACGAGCTTCCTGCATATACTTCGGCATATGCTTTTCAGCTCGAACCGCTTTAGATAATGCTTTAAGATCATTATCTGCCTGAACATCCGCTTGACGTTCACGCAAAGATTCCATCTTGCGTTCACGGTCAATCTGCTTTCTATATTTATCCTCTTTATCTAAGGATGATAAAGCCTTTGATAAATTATTTCTAGCTTGCGCTTTCTGAACAGCTTTTTCATACCTCGAATCCTGCTGTTTACGAATATTATAAGCAATTTGGCCAGGTGCTTTTTTAATTGTACTTCCAATTGCAGCGATATTATTCTTTGCACTATTTATAGCGGCTGCTCGTTTGGCATCTTTTACCGGTTTATTGGCAAAATAATTATCGATTTTAGAGTCAAGCTTTACCATTTTTTTATCAAATTTGTCTTGACTCTTTTGAACTCTTTGCTGATACCTCGCATCTTGCTTTTTTCTAAGATCATACGAAATTTGAGCAACAGACTTCTGAGCCGCTTTTCCAACACTCTTTAAACTGCTGGAAGTTTTACTCATTAAAGACTTTAGTTTTCTAGATGCTCTATGATATCCAGGGCTTTTAGGTTTATCACCAAAGATATGCTGGCCCCACTTCATGCCTTTTACGCCATAGTGGTACAGCTCTCTCGGGTCATCCGTTACGGCATAATACTTCATGGTTCACCAGCTTCCTCGGAAACTAGATCATCTTCTGACGAATTCGTTTCCTCTTCATTTTTATCTTGTGGATACTCTTCCCAAGCTTTTTCAGCCTGAATGTTTAAACGCCATTCAAGTTCGTGAATTTGATTATTAATAGCATCTGAAACAATTGACGATGCCGGTGGATCAAACATCATTCGAACTTTTAAGCATACATACTGCTTCACAACCTCGAGCAGCGTTTTATCTGTGGAGAAATCTGTCCATACTGTATCAGCATCCCATACTGAGAATCCTTCATCTGGACCAATACCAAGTTGATGCAAAGTCATAAATTGAGCATTAATATATGTCCCAATCTGAACATCGAACCCCATCTCTTCAGGTTCAATATTCAGCATTTGTTTAACACTCATTAGAATGCTATTGTTATTAACGAGGGCCATGAACAAATCCCTCCTTTCTTTCAAATTTTAGGCAAAGACGCAAAGCCTTGTTCTCAATGCTAGAGAACGCAGAACAACACTTGCATCTTATGAAAGTGGTTTAAATGATTTTTAAATCAGTTTAACTTCCATGGACACGTGTCATTCGGCGTTCTCTCAGTAGGCAACTTTGGTAATAAACTTGCGTCTCCAAAATGTATTGCATCATGCGTTCGCTTACTTACACAAATTAAAAATTCTGGATTTAGTATTTCATCCGGAACATTTGAAAGATCTTCTGGTTTAATCGGATTCATATGATGAATAAATATGTTACCATGAAGTTCATAACCTTCTACTCCAAGATCACGACCTTCATCTCGCATAATCACTTTATTCCGAATCTGTTTCCATTCGTATGAATGATAAAACTTCTGATTTAAATAACGATCAAATCCAAAAGTATCTTGACCAACTATTCCTCCAAGGCGTAAATACTCATATCGCTCTTTGAATGTTGATAATTGAATTAAATCTGTATAGCATCTTAACATCATTCTTTTTCCTGAGGAATCATGTATGGATCCTCTTTCCAAAACGCATTAGATCTCTCTTCATCACTTGGCATTTTATTCCAACAACGATAATACAAATTGTAATCCATACATACTTCTTCGTCGCATTCCATCAGCATAAGAAAGCAATTATCTTTAACTCCGACAAAATCAACACCATCAAATCTAAGCGGTCTTATTCTTTCCTTAAGTCGAAGCTCCTCATAAATGGTTTTCCTTTTCTCAGCAGCAGTGAGAATTTCTTGATAATTCATAACATGTGCCATATGAGTTTCTTCCTACTTATTTTGATTTAATACTCGTCTGAAGAATGCGGGGTATACCTACGCATAGCTTCGATAGCTTGAGCGTAAAGGATATCTCTTTCTTTATCTGCTTTAAGAGCTTCGGTCTTAGCTTTTAAAAGTTTAATCTCTTCTTCAAGCTTCTCTTTTTCTTTCCGCTCGCGCATGGAACCTAATTTCAAGTAATGTGTAATCACTTGACTCGATGCAGTTCCATTTCTGAGCTGTTGTTCAGCAAGATCCACTGCATAAGCGATCATTTGGTCCTCTCGACCCTCTGGAGTTATTGCGGGAGTTTGACGATGCAGTGGCTCTTCAGCAACTTTAGTCTTAGTTTTCATAAGACTATCCCTCCTTTGGCTGAGATAACCATTGAATTAAATTAGTTTAATAAGACTTTAGAGGCACTTTCAATAAGTATCCTGGGACTTTTATGTGTATCAATCTTTGGAGGAATTTCAGCACATGAAGAACCAGCCGCCAGAAACTGGGTGACGCTAAATCGTAGATCCCAACCACTAATCTACGACAGAGACGAAAGGAGTGATGTGTCCCAGGATACCTATGGAAAGTGCCTCTAAAGTCCTAAAGGGTTTAAAAAGTTCTGACAAAATGTCCCCCCGGAGATTTTTTAAAGAGGGCGGCGATGTCAGGGGGTGGGGGATTCTGCGGGACCCTCCCCCGGAGTGTCTGATATCTCTTCCACTTCATCTTGACCGAGATAAACAGACGGGGTGGGGTCTAACTTTTCCCCCTCCCGGGATATCATTGTATAAATGTCCAGCCCCAGTTCATCATTTATTCTGATGATCTCTTTGAAAGCTTCAACTCGTTCATGAGCTAATGCTTCATCACTAATATCAGGATCAAGCATACCAACTTCACGAGCAATGTAAGCTTCTGTGTTGTAGTGTTTCATCTTCTCATCAAAGTATTTCCATTCATCATACTCTGTGAAAGGATTGTAAGGATTGTCTTTAGTTGTTAATAGAATATCTGTCTCTTTCACCATGTGAGATCATCACCTCCTTGTCATGCATTTGCATCAACCTTTGATGTACCAAAAGCAAAAGCCCTATGAAACTAATTCATAAGACTTTGCAACTAACTGATTAGCTATCTTTCTTTCCGTCACCATCAAGGTCAAGTGCACGATAAAGAGTAGAGATAGAAACACCAAGACTCATAGCAACTTCGTCAGGTGAATAACCACGATTCAACCTAAGCTTGGCTGTAGCAATCTTAGCAGGCGGAATACCTTTAGGAGAACGAGGAGTTGCACGTTTCTTAAGCTTATCTGTATCACAATTCTTAATGATCTCTTCAAGCTTGTTAGAAGAAATAGCGCCAGCCTGAATAGCTTCCCATTGACGATCAGTAGGATCAATAAGAGTCTTTTTGGCTCCAACACGATATCGTGCTTCTTCAAGACACTGCCCTTTAACTTTCTTAATTTTATCTTTATCATAAGAAAGCTCGGGATTATCTTCTTTCTTCATTTGGAATAACTTATTAGCAAGCATTTGCGCCTTACGTTCACGAGGAGCATTTTCTTTAGCCAAAGCTAAAGCAGCATCAAGTTCTTTAATTTCCTTAAAATAAACTTGCTTGGCTGTAATATCTTGCTTTTGTGGACGAATATGAGAAGCTTCAAGACGAGCTTTATTTGCTAAAGATTTCATCTCGTTCGCATATTCTCCATAAATATTTTCCATTTGGGTACCAGAAGATAAATTCATAGCGTCAGATTCTTCATACATCCACTGACTCTTTATCATTTTTGGAACCTTTTTATAAATAATCTTTCCGTTCTCGTCAAGCACAGGTTCCTTTATTTTTTGTTTAGTCTTTTCGTCAATAAGAGTCTTCCCAGTAATGGGGTCCTTAACTTCTTTTAAAACACGTTTAGCAACTTCTTTATATCCTTTTTCCCCAGGCTTAGGGGTAGTCCATAATTTAGCTCCGGTTTTTGGATCCGTATAAAAAACCCGGGTCTTTCCTGTTTCTGGATCGACTCGGGTCTCGCCGGGTTTACGATATGGAATATCTTTCTCACTTGAGGCTTTAGAAATAAGTGTCGATGCTCCTCCTTGAGATCGCCCTTGATACTTAATATATAATTGCCGAATATTATTATCTTCAGCCGATTGTCGCCAATCCAAATCATGCTTCTCGGCATCAATAATAACCATGGAATGTTTAACTGCTCTAGCCAACTCAGGTTTTGTAGCACCTTTTAAAGTCATGTCAGTAATAAGATTTGATACCAAACCCATCTGCATGCCCTTCTCATGCGGAGTCATCTGTTGATATGGAGAATCAGCAGGACGTTTATAACGTTCATGCATCTCTTCAGCAAATCCATCAAGCTGCTCTAAAGGCCCATGAGTTCTCACATAACCTTTATCGTTTGGAATAACCAAAACAGTATCGCCATCAAAATCCGCGCCAGATAACTGCTGCGCAACCTTAGGATTTATACCAACAGCATCACGCTTTACAGTTGGATCATTACCACCAATAACCCGTTGACCATCAGGAAAACGATTGTTAACAGTCAATTCAGGAATTTCAAAACGTCCTGTATGAGGAAATCGAATTAGGCAAACCTTTTCTCCATCATGAAAATTTGGTGCATAAATCTCATCCTCTTTAATATTAGTAAATGGAATAAGCAACTGCATTGCCTGCCTAGGTAAAGCAGCCGCCTTTAAATGTACAGCAGCGGAATCACAATTATCCGCAAAGCTTTCTAATAAATTCTTACGAACTACTGGATTATTTATTGTCTTAAGCTCTTCGAATTCATCATTACGCATACGAGCATCTAAAGATAACTGACGCTTAGCAAGAGGAACTGTTTGCTTCGCCAAAAATTGACTTGACAAATTTCTATTCCAATCATCCCAAGTGCCTTGCTCATTAACAATATTCAATGCGGATAAATGCGTCTGACCATCCTTACCTGTGTAATGTGCTTGGAAATAACGAAGGGGATGCTTTGATTCTCCTTCATCATCCTGATTAATACTAGCACCAAATGGATTATTAGTAATGGGATCTTTTTTCATCGGTTTTAATACCGTTTTATCTTTTGAACCCATCATTGGATAATCGTTTGGCTTACTCGTGTTAACCAGAATATCTACACCTTTAGGAAAATCTTTTGGATCACCATAAACAGCAACCCCTTTAGCAAAATGAGTTCCATTACCTTCGCCTACGGCTATACGAACCTGAGCATATGAATTGCGCCCAAGATTTAAATCCTCGCAGCCAGGTCTGAT